CTACCGGCACGTCGACGTGCTGCTCGATGCCCTGCAGGCGGTCGCCGATGGCAGCCTGACTCGGCTGGTGATCATGCTGCCGCCCAGGCACACCAAGAGCCTGCTGGCCTCCCGTCTGTTCCCCGCCTACTACCTGCGCCGGCACCCGACCCGCTGGGTGGGCCTGGCGTCCTACGGCGCCGAGCTGGCCGAAGGCTTCAGCCGCGAAGCCCGGGCCTACTACCAGGCCAATGGCGGCACGCTGGACGCCTCCAGCCGGGCGACGAACCGCTGGAACACCACCGCAGCGGGCGGCATGTGGGCCGTTGGTGTCGGCGGTGGTGCCACCGGCCGCGGCTACAGCCTCGGCATCGTCGATGACCCGGTGAAGGACGCTCAGGAGGCCGACAGCCCGACTTACCGGCAGCGCGCGCAGGACTGGTGGGATTCGGTGTTCAGCACCCGGGCCGAGCCTGGCGCTGCGCAGGTGGTGATCCAGACCCGCTGGCACCTCGATGATCTGACCGGCTTCCTGCTGGAGCGCGAGGCGAACACCGAGCGGCCGGAGGAGTGGACCGTGATTGACCTGCCGGCGATCGCCGGGGAACCACCGCTGGCCCTGCCGTCGTCGTGCCGTGTCATCCCGGACTGGCGGCAGCCTGGCGAGCCGCTGTGCCCGGAGCGGTTCCCGCTGGAGCGGCTGGAGCAGATCAAGGCATCCTCCGCCTCGCGCTGGTGGCAGGCGCTCTACCAGCAGCGGCCGACCCTGGCGGCTGGGTCAATCTTCATCCGCGAGTGGTTCCGCTACTACAACCCGGCGGAGCTCCCGCAGGCCGGCTGGGTGCGGATCCTGGCCAGCATCGACTGCACCTTCAAGGACGGCGCCGGCAGCGACTTCGTGGGCCTGACGATCTGGGGCCAGCGCACCGAGGGCCTGCTGCTGCTGGATCTGCTCAACCGCCGGATGGGCTTCACCGCCACTGTTGCCGCGATCGAAGGCGCCTGGCAGCGGTGGCAGTTCTCAGAGCTGGTGATCGAGGATGCCGCCAATGGCCCGGCGGTGATCGACGTGCTCAAGCGCCGCGCCGCTGGCTTCAGCTTGCGTGCGGTGCGGCCGCTCGGCGGCAAGAGCGCCCGGGCGAATGCCGTGGCTCCGCAGTTCGAGCAGGGCCGAATCCTGTTCCCGCAGGGTGCGCCCTGGCTGGCCGACTACGAACGCCAGCTGCTGAGCTTCCCAGCCGGTGCGCATGACGACCTGGTGGACAGCACCACCCAGGCCGTGAACTACGTCGCCGGCACCGGCCCCATGCGCGTCAGCACCGCTCATTACGGGCACAGCAGCGAGGCCCCGGGCCCCAGCGACCCGCTGGCCACCAGCAAGCCTGCGCGGCGACTGGCGGCTGTGCCGGGGTTCCGATGACCACCACCGCCCCACCCCGCCGCCGCAAGCCCCGCGCTGAGCCCCAGGCGATGGACCCCAGCGTGCAGGGCTTCCCGCCGCCGACCGCCACGTCAGAGGAGCTGATCGCTGCCAACCTGGGCCTGGCCCGGCAGGCGGCCTGGCGGTTCCATCGGAAGACCGGCCAGCCCTACGACGACCTAGAGGCGGTGGCCTATGTGGGGCTGATCCGGGGGTGCAGGCGGTATGACCCGGAGCGGATCAACCCGGGGAGTGGGAAGGCCTATGCGATCAGCACCGTGGTCTGCCCGTTCATCACCGGCGAGATCCTGCACTGGTTCCGCGACAAGGGCCACACCATCAAGTTCCCGTCCCGCTGGCGCGAGCAGTGGGGCAAGGTGCAGCGACTGATGGCGGACCCTGCCGTCAGTGCCGAGCAGGTGGCGGAGCAGGCCGGCATGAGCACCGCGGAGCTTGCCGAGATGCTCGGCGCCATGACCGGGGTGAGCTGCCTCGATGACCTGCACGGCGTCGACGGCTGCGACGACCCCGAGCCCGAGGATGACCGGCTCGCGCCGCTGCAAGCGCTGGTGCAGCAGGCCTGGGGCAACCTTCACCCCGCCGATCAGGGCCTGCTGCTGAGCTGGTGGGCGCAGCCCCGCCGACTGGCGTTCCCGTCGGGCCCGGTGCGGCAGTATCACGGCCGGCTGAAGGCGCTGCTGCAGGGCAGGAGGCTCAGCGAGGTGATGCAGCTGGGCCTGGGCCTGCAGGTGCCGGTGGTGGCGGTGGAGCCGAAGCCCAGGGCGAAGCGCAGCAAGCGGGAGCTGCAGGATGCAGCGGTTCAGCTGGGGTTGCTGGTGGCATAGGCCTACCCTGAACCCAGGGCAGACAGCTGCTGCTCAACTACCACCACCCACCACCATGAACCAGCCAGAGAACAAGCCCTATGGCTCGCCAACATTCAAGATCCTGATGCTCGTCTGCGGCATCGCTGGCATCTTCATCTTTGGTCGGGCAGCCGGTGACATCAACAGGATTAGCGAAGAACAGGCGCGGAACCCGGCGCCAGTGGTTGTAGCGCAGCCGGTAGAACCTGCGGCGCCGATGCCAGCTCCAGTCTTGCGATCTGCCGCAGAACTGACGCAGGATGAACGTCTTTGGGCCGCTGGCGTGATGGCTGGCGCTAACTGCAAGGCCGCTGGCGGCACCGAACCTGCCACGGTGCGAGCCGCCTACGAGGCGACCCTTGCCAGCCGTGGCATCGATGGCGCGTCGGTTGCTGGTGACGCGACGATCGTGGATGCCAGCAAGACGATCTACATGCAGCAGTGCCCCGGGCAGCTCATGCGGGAGCGCGGGCAGTAGCAACCCGGAAACCTCCCCCAGCAACACCCCCGCGCCCGCCGGGCCGACCCAGAGCGGGGGTCACTCGCACAGTCCGAGCCAACGGATAGGACGGCCACCGCCGCTGCGGGGCGATGCGGGTTCGACTCCCGCCTGTGCGCTGGAAACCTGACCCGACAGCGCCCAGGCCCCTGCTTGCACGCCTGGGTCATCACCTCATCCCACCATGGCCATCAACATCGCGCTCACGCTGGCATCGCTCTTTGCTGCTGCGTCAGGCCTGTTCGTCGTGTTCACCGGATCGCCGGTAGATGCGGCTTTGGTGGTCTTCGGCGCTTCGCTGGCGGTGATGATCGCCACCAAGCTCTCGGCCGCTGGCTGACCCGGAAACCTTCCAGCAGAAGCCCTGCGGCGTGCTGGTGAAGACGGAACTCGATCACCCGACAGACGATCCATCCCTGCCGTCCTACCGGCATCCCATGCTGCGTGAGCTGGGTGAGGATCTGCAGCGCGCCTACGACGCCTACCACTGCCTGCGCGGCTGCAAGGATCGCTACCTGCCCCAGGAGCCGAAGGAGCCCGACGACGCCTACAAGGCCCGGCTCGGTCGCTCCACCTTCTCGGACTTCTACCGCAGCAGCATCACCGCCTTCGCTGGTGTGCTGTCGAAGTTCAGCCTGATCGAACCACCCGAGAGCCTGGAGGACGCCAGCGACAACATCGACCTTGAGGGCAACAGCCTCACCGCCTGGTGGCAGCAGGTCGACTCCTGGATGCTGCGGGATGGTGGCGTGGCGCTCTGCGTTGAGATGCCCGATGGCCTGCCCGGCAGCGCTGCCGAGGAGGTCGCGATGGGTCGCCGGCCCTATCTGCTGGCCCGGCCCCGCTCGAAGGTGCTCAACTGGCGCGTCAGCGTGACCGATGGCGTCGAGACGCTGGAGCGCTGCACCCTGCTGGAGCTGACCGAGGAGCCAGCCGGTGACTTCGGCGTGAAGATGGTGCCCCGCTACCGGGTGATCGGCCGCGGCGAATGGATGCTGTTCGAGATCGAGCGCAACGCCTCGAACGATCTCACCGCCGTGATGGTGGATCAGGGCCAGTATCTGGGCGCCAACGGCCAGCCGCTGCCGATCGTGCCGGTGGTCTGGTACGCCAGCGATCAGGCCGGCTTCGGCCAGGGCGAGCTGCCGCTGCGGCAGGTGGTGGAGCACAGCATCGAGCACTACCAGCAGCGATCGGACCTGCGGGAGAAGACCCACCGCCTGGCCCTGCCGGTGCCGGTGCGAATCGGCGCCACGCCACCTGCACCGGGTGAAGCGCGGCGGGCCGTGGTGCTGGGCCCCAACAGCATCATCGACCTGGACCCCGGCGGGAGCTTCAGCTTCGCCGAGCCAAGCTGCGCCAGCCTGGGGGAGCAGCGCGCGCAGATCGCTGAGGTTGAGAAGCTGATCAGCCGCCAGACGCTCGGCTTCCTTTACGGCGACCCCG